GCTGATCCACCCCAAGTCGGCCGGGCACGGGCTGAACCTCCAGTACGGCGGCAACAAGATGGTGCTGATGTCGATCCCGTGGTCGCTCGAACTGTACGAGCAGGTCGTCGGGCGCCTGCACCGCGGCGGCCAGACCGCGCCGGTCTGGGTCTATGTCCTGCTCTGCAACAAAACCATTGACGAGCGTATATGGGCCGGGCTTTATGACAAACGCGCCATCTCAGACATGGCTTTGGATGAACTGAAGGGACCGAAAGAATGAATTGGCGGGAATTGAACGCCCGGTTGAGCAGCCTGCGCGAAGACGAGTTGGCCAACCTGATTGAAGAAGAACGTCAGGGGGAGCGCCGCACCACCTTGATGATCCGTATGCACCAGCGGTTCACCGCGCTCCGCGCCATGCGCGAGCGGCGGGAACTGCTTACGTCAACTCCGGTGCGCTAACGGTTTTGCGCCGGAGGTATGCGGATTTCGACGGGCCGCCCTTCTCCACGAGGCGCAACGTAGTTTCCTACGGCGTTGAGTGTGCCCATAGGGCCGTATGGCAAAGACCCTATGAGCAGCCGCCCGAAGCCAGACGCGCCGGAATAAGCGGCGACGTCTTCGGGCGACGCATGAAAATCGTACCTGTCGCGTATCACGATAGTCCCGTCTGGCAGGCGCTCAAAAGCGGCGTGTCCTAGCGTGTTGGCCAAAGACGCTCGCCTGTCGAAAAGCGCGTTTAGCACGTTTTTGGGAGCGTTTATGTTGATATTTAGGTTTGGGTCGCGGGCGGCGTAGTCGGGATACCCAAAGTACCGCCGGTTGTCGGCTTCGGCCTGCTCTACAGTTTGGCGCAAAATATCTATTTCTTCCGGGGTAAAAAATTGTTCGGTCATAGGTTCACGGCTACCAAAAACAACAGAAGAAAAAGCGCGAGCGGCGGGCGGAACAAAAGTTCGATAGTCGGGTAAAAGGTTTCGGAACTCATTTGCCATCTCAGAACTACGCCCCGGCAGCATCGCGCTTCGCATTGAGTTCCGTTCCATCGTCGGCTCCTACGTCAACAAGCCCAGCGCCGTGATGTAGCGCTGCCGCACGTCCATGATGCCGTTCAGGCCGCCGTTGATCCGCTGCCGGCAGCGGTCGACGGCGCCAGCGTCGGCGAGGTCGTTGCAGCCCTTGGCGAACCAGTAGATAGCCGCGCTTTCGGCTGCGCCTTCCTTGGTTTCGATCCAGCTTGGCAGATCGTCCACCAGCATACCCATGGTTTCCGCCAGGCGCTCGTAATTGTACCGCCCGGTCGTCTGCATCAGCCCGCGCCCGATGAAGCGCCAGCCGTCGCCTAGGTTCTTGTTGCCCATGCGACCGCCGTAGGCCGCTTCGGCGATGGCCTTCTGGTCCGCCGGGTGGTCAGCCGTGCGGCCCACCTCTTCGGCATACGCTGGCGAGAAGTACTGCGGCCACTGCGCCAGCAGCGCGGAAGGCTTATAGTTCAGGTTCTCGCGCAGCGCGCGACCGCCGTTGCTCTCATGGCCGGTGTTGGCCAGGAACATGGCGATGCGCTTGGACGTGATGATCTCGTACCGATTGCAGGCGTCGTCCAGCACTGCGGCCCATTCAACCGGGTCGCACCAGTTCAACGCCTGCATCAGTTTGGCGGTGATCACCGGCGCTTTTTGTCCACAATGGACCAGGCCGCGCCGCCCAGCGTGATGGACGCGCCGACGATCACTTCCGCCGTCGCGGCGTCCACCGCCCCCTTCGCTACGAAAAACCCCCCGAGGGCGGTCAGGATATGCCGGGCGAGGCCCAGCCACATTTCACGGGTCATGGTCTTTTCCTTTCAGCCAAACCAGCGTCTGGCCACTTCAAGCAGCCCGGTTAGGGCGATCAACAGCGCGGTGATGGCTTTCAGCAAAACCTCTTGCCGCGCCGCCCGCGCTGCCAACTCTATACGCAACGCTTCCAGATTGCCAGTGATGTGCTGGTAGCGCTCCGCGCATACCGCTTCGTGTACGGCTAAGTCTTTCTCCACCTCGTTCAGCCGCGGGCCGATGGATGACGTGTCGCTCATGGTATCACCTCACCGGGCAAAATAAGGGGCGAACATATTAGCCACAGGGTCTTGTTCTTGCGGCGGCGGAGGCGCCATTGCGTTTGTAGCTTGAGGAATTACCCGCGCCGCAGGCGACCGCAAACCTTGGGCGGTAGCTTCAAAAGGCCGCCGAAACGCCGCGCCAACCTGTTGCTGCCGCGCCGCAAAAGTTTGCGCGCGATCCAACGCGGCGGCGGTCTTGGCGGGGTCCAACAAATCTTGGGCAATCTTAATGGCGGTTTTTTGGTCTATTTTACCCTCTAGCTTGTTCAGCACGTTGCGCGCGATGGTGAAAACGCGGTCCATAAACGGCGGAACAGTAGCCGGCGAAACCGCCGTAAACAGCCGTTCTATGTCGGGCACAGACGCGCGGCCTTGGGAGATTAATTTGTTGGTTTGCTCCTGGCGCCGTAAATCGGTCAGGATAGTATTGATAATTTTGGTGTCGGGGCCAAAAAGTTCCGCAAGATAGGCGTACCGTCCGTCCCCGGTTGCTTGGCGCATAACATCAGGGGCGTTTTCAACCGCTCGGGCAAAATTCGCCGCGCGGTCAGGGCCGCCGGTAAGCGCCGACCTTAGCCGCGACTCATATTCCTGCGCCACCTTAAGCCGGTCGATACCTCTACTGGCGTCTGCAAAGGCGCGACGGGCTTCAGCGGACTCTACCGAAGCCTTGTTAAGCCAATCAAGAAAATCTGACCGTAGTTTTTCTAGCGCTCGTAAATCCGCCACGCCTATCCCCGTCATGGGGTTTTCGGCGTCCTTAATGGCTTTATCAAGCCCGCGCTTTACATATTCTAGGTCTTGAACCGAATATTGTTGCGGGGGTTCTGGCGCGCGAGGCATTGGCCGGCCTTCGGCAGTTAGCAGCCCAGACGGCGGCGTAGGCTCTGGCGGGCGCAACGTGAACGGTTGCCGCAAATCGCGGGCGATTTGGTCCGCGTGAGAAAGCGCCCGTTGACCGGAAGGCGTGGCGAGCAGTTCCCGTATAGTATCGTCGGCGGGAACCGTTGTGGCCCGCGCCCGCTCAAACATTGGCCCGGTCTTCCTAGCTCGCGACTCGGTTGCCGTTTCCACCGCGCCGGCGCGGCCAAACAAGGGGTCTGAAGGTGCGCCGCTCAACTGGCGCATATACGACATGCGGGCGGTGTCTTGCGCGGCTTCTCTTGCGGCTATTTCAGAGGGGAATTTTTCTGTGGTAGCTACATCGGCGGTAGCGGCGAACCGGGCCGCACCGGCCTGCGCCGCCCGTTGCGCGGGGGTCAGGTCTACGCCTGGGGTGCCGGGCGCAACCGAACCTAACCCTTGACCGCGCATTTGATCGAGAATTTGCGCTTCGCGGCCTTCTGATATTTCTCGGTAAAAAGCCGACTCGGGATCGGTTGATTGGTACACACGCGACGCGCCCGCGCCCGCGCCGCGGCCAAACATTTGAATGGGCGCGATAACAGGCGTCAGAGGGTTGGTGGCAGTTTCCGCCCCCTGCAACACCCGCGCAGTACGTGTCATGCCTGCGCCACGGGCAGCAGCAGCGCCGCCGCCGAAGATCGTAGACACGTCGGCCAAGAACCCCACCGGGTCTTCGGCAATGGTGCGCTTCGCGGCTTCCCAAGACCCGTACCGTTCTGCGTACATATCGGTAGCCGCTTTAAACGCCGCGTCGGACTGATTTGCAAATTCCGGTTTGTACAGCGCGTCGCTTGCGCGGGCCAGCAAAGGGTTGGCCCTACGCATGGCGCCAAGGCCTAGCTGGGCCAGACTTTTTGCGGTTTCAACCGGGCTGGTGACAGCTTCAACAACGCTGCCGTAAAACCGGCCGGCGCTGCTCGGCAGGTTGCTGACCGCTTCACCGGGCACTTCGCCCGCCGCGTATTGGCGTGGACCGGGAATAGCGTCGCTAGGCGCCCTTGAAGGGGGTTGTTGCGGGCGGCTGTAGTTTTGCTGCGCGTAGGACAGCACTTGCTCTTGCGTCGCGCCTTCGGGCGCGGTGACGACGAACCGGCGCCCGTCAGGGGCTGTGACTTCGTAATCCATCACTGCACTGGGCGGATCGACCACCCACCTTCTGCTGAAGCTGCGGGCGCGGTTGAGGCGCCGCCTGCTGAACCACGTTGGCCAGACAGCCGCTCACGAATACGCGCTAAGTCTTGCGTTAATTCTACAAGCGCGGCAGCGCGAGATTTATTTGTGAGGCTGCGGTCGCCTAGCTTGGCGGCCTGCGCTTGCAAAGAGTCAAACTCTGATTTGTTCAAGTCGCCGCGCATACGGGGCAACAGCGCTACAAGCCGCGCTTGCGCCGTTTCTAACTTAGCCGCCGCTTCGGAACCGGGCGTATCCCAACCGCCCCACGACGCGACCCAATCCCGAAGCGCGCCCACACCGCTTCCCGTGGCGCGGCCCAAAGTGCTTACGCCAGACCTAGGGTCAAGTTTTGTGACGTTGTTAATAATATCCAACGCGCTGTCGATGTTGCGTACGTTGTCTTCGCGTTCTTTTTCCGACTTGGCCGTTTCTTGTCCGCGCTGCCGCGCCCGTGCTTGTTCTTCTTCGCGTTGGAGCCGCATTTCGCGGGCTTCGGCAATGTTTCGCGGCAGACTGGGCGCCGCCGGGCGCACGTCAGACACAGGCGTGGCCAAGGGGTTGCTGGCCAAGGTCGCGTCGTCGAGGAGGGCGTCAGCTTTCATGCCGCCGCCTGTGGACGGCTTGACAAACGCGTTGGACACCGGCGTCGCCGTCATGGCGTTGGTCAATGGCGTCTGGACGACAGGCGACGTAAGCGCCGCGCCAGGCTCTACGCGGTTGTCTGGTGCGCCCATGGCAAGCAGACGGCGCCGGGCAGCGCCGGGGCCGTAGTCAACCGTATCGCCCGCCCACGCAATAATTTGCCCCGCCGTTTTACCCCGCAAAAACGGGTTGGCGTCAATCGCGTCGGGGGTCAATATACGCTCAACGGGTGTGTTAGGATCGGCGGATAGCAACCGTCTAGCCCCACCAACACCGGCAAAATGCGCCAAATAGAGGTTGGCGCCGTTAGGCTCGAACCCTGCGCGGGACAGAACGGAAGCGTTGCGGTTGGTGTGCGCCTCGCCCAGAAACTCTTCAATGGGCCGACCATCTGGCAACGTGGAATTGCGGTAGGACAAGATTTGAGAATTGCTCAACCCGCGCGCAATGTCGGGGAAATTGCGCTTAAACTCGTCGATAAACGTGGAGTCAATAAACTGGAACTGTCCGCGCGCCGACGACGCCGGGTTAGCCCCGCGGCCTTCGCCGCGGTCTATGGCGGGAAGAATGGCAGAAATGTCCGTGGACCGCGACGTGGGGACGGGCGCGGCGCCTGTCGCGGGCGCAGCCAGCGGGATCGTGTCGCCAGCGGCTGCGCCTGGCGCCGCCGGGGCCGACATAGGCGCGGCCATTGGCGCCGCGGCAGGAGGCGCAGCGCCTGGCGCCGCCGTCCGTGGGGGGCCTTCGGTAAAAGGTATGATTTGCCCGCGCCGGCGGCTCATAAGGAAAGGCATACCTTCGATTTCAATTTTTTCCCATTCACTCAGTAATTGATCGCCTTGCGTTACCAGATCGCGTAAACGGTCAGGATCATACTGTTCAGGAAATAACGCCGCCCACTCCGGGACATCTCGGACAATTTGCGCGCGCAAAGCCGGGTAATTTTCTGGCGTAGCCCCCGCCACTCTGTCGCGGTAAATTTGCGTATATTTAATCGTCCTGTCCAAGTCAGCTACTTGCGCTTGACGACGCTCGCGCTGCCCTGCTTGCAAGGCTTGGTATGTAGCCGCGCCTGTTGTGGGCGCCACTCCCAACAAGCGCCGCGCAGCGTCGGGGGCCGAAATATCAAAGTTTGGGTCGCTCATTAACTGCCGCAGCGCGTTGCGCTCTCGCTCCGCGCCCATCAACTGCTGTTCGCGCATCGCGTTTAGCGATTGCGCCTGCATCGCGTTGGACATCGCTACAAGGTTAGGCGCCTGAAAAGGCTGGATTTGCGGAAGCGGAGGGAAAGACCCGGACATGCGCTAACTCCTTACGCCTGGCGGTTATAGTACGCAGTTCTAGCTGCGTTAAGCTGGTTCATTCCGCCGAGATACTGCCCCTGCATGTACAGATTGGCCCCGGTGCTAAGGCCCTGGTTCAACGCGTTGGCCATGTTCATGTAGCCTGACGCAGTGGCTTGACCGCCAGCCATTGCAGAACCCGCCAAACCTTGCCCCGTCTGTCCTGCCGCATTGGATAGAAGATTAGCGCTGGACTGCCCGCCGCCCATAAGGCTTTGCAACGGGTTCAGTTGGTTTGCGCGGTTGGTCTGATAACGGTTGAAAGCGTTCAGATACTCCGCCGATGCGGTGTCCTGGCCAAACCGTGTGACGCCTTTCAGCGTGGCGCCCGACAACAGCCCGCCGCGCGCAGCAGCCGACCGTTCGATTGCCTTCATGCCCTCGCTCATGCGGAACCCATACCCGGGGTCGGCTTGGAAATCTTTCATACTGAAATCGCGGGCGTACTTACCAAATTCGCGAGACTTAGGATCAACTTCTAGGCCGGGCACATACTCTGCCCCTTTAGGCAGTTGCAGACCAAGCAGCGTCATAAGCCGGTTTTGCGCCGCCATACCACCTTGGCGAAACGGTTCTTGCAGGTCTTCTTGCCGGGCGTACGCTTCTTGTTGCAGCGCAGCCGCGTCGCGCGCGGCGCGCTTTTGCGCCCCTGCCGCTTTGTCGGATGCATACATGGTCGCGGCGGTTCCCGCCAGTGCGGCGCCGCCCAAAACTAACGCGGCGGTGGTTCCTATTGCCATGACGCGGCCCCTTTCGCAAACGTGCGCTCCAAAGGTGTATACCCGGCTCGCTCGTAAAACTTGCTGGTTTTTTCCACCCTATCGTCGTCCAGCGCAATCATAAAGATTGCGGCGGCGTTATTTTCTTTGGCCCACGCTTCCAGCGTCTTGTACATCGCCTGCCCGGCGCCGCTGCCCCGCGCGTCGGGGGTCAGCCACCACCACAACTCCTGCACAATAGTGTGCTGCGGGCCGAAATACAGAGGGTAATGCAGGCCGCCGCAAATGCCGACAATGACGCCGTTTTTGACCGCCATCCACATGCCGACGTTAGGGTTGTCCATGGCGCGAACCAAAAAATCCGCCACGTTGTCGGGCGTAATGTCCACCAGCTTGCTGATAGGGGCCGACTTGATAAACTCAACGGCCAGTTCGGTGTACCGGCCTAGGTCAGCGTATTCAGGGCGGCGGATGGTGATGGTCACTGCGTCACCTGGCGCCCGCTGGCGCGAATGTTGACCGCCGACGCGGTGCCGGCGATGGTGGAGATAAACCCGCCGGGCGCCAGCACCTGACCGACAACCTCGGGGAACGTGTAGGTCTCGCCAGCCTGCAACGTCTTGGTCTTGACGGTCAAGTTGTCGTTGCTGGCCGATCCGGCGGCCGTGATCAAATTGACGCTGATCGTTGCCGCGGCGGCGCTGTAATTGGTCGCGGTAAACTTGTCGATGATCGTCGTCACGCCGGTCGAGGTGTACTGCGTCGTCTGCGTAGCCTCGGCGGTCTTGGCCGGGATTAGGACGGTTACGGTAACGGCCATATCATACCCCTTGGTTCGATGGCACAGAGGCCAAGGATACAGTCACTATAGCAGACGGCGTAGCCGGGCGCACAGGACCGGTTTGGGCGCCGATGTACTGGATTGTGGTCGCCGAATTGGTGGTCGCCCACATCAGTTCAACATAGTCGTTTGGCGCCATTTCCACAAACAGATTTAGCGCCCCGATCAAGTGCCCGTCTACGCCGCCATGACGGTTGGGCACCGAAAACTGGCTGTTGCTGTCGGCCACGTTCGTGCCGTTCTTCCGCAGCCACACGTCCGTGTCGTGGATGCTGTTGTCGGTGTTGACGAATTGGATGCTGAACTGGACGTTGTAAGTGCCCGCCTCATGCACGACGATCTTAGACTTGCACGTCCCGGTAATGGTCGTGGACGCCACGGTCTGCGACGCGCTGACGACGTACGTTCCCGTGCTGCCGTCCGTGCCAGTGGTCTGCGACACGATGTAGGTGCCAGCCGTGACGCCCGTGCCGGTGATGACCATGCCGGGGTAGATAGGGCCGGCGCTGATTGCGGTCACGGTCATGGTGGTGCTGGCGGGGCCGATGGACGCAGTGAACGTCGCCGTGCGGTCCTGCAACTCGACGTTCCGCTCTATCTGGATCGTGTCGTAGACCAGCGGATACGCCGTCGTGGTGGAGCCGTCGGGCTGGTTTACGGTGCTGTAAAACGCCCCAAAAACAGGGTTGGGCGCCTGCGGCGTGAGTGGGGGCGCAAGAGAAAGTCCTTGCACTTGGTTCTGCAACACGGCAATCTGCGCCTCTTGCGCCGACCCGTCAGGCGCCGCCAAAGCGCCGGCAAGTTGCTGCGCGGCAAGCTGGTCGTCGGGGCTGTCAGGCGGCCCAAGTTGAACGTCTTGCAAAGAGGTTGAGTTGCCTTCCCCGCCGCCGGTCAGATTGAACAGGTTGAAGAAGAACCGATACCACTCCCGCGACAACAACCCGGTGCGCTCGTCGATGATCGGAACGCGCGGCGCCGGGATGTTGGTGATGTTTGGCGGGCTAGGCATTGGTGGGGCTGGCGCGCAGTTCGGCGCCCATAATGGCGATCTTCACCGGGTCGGTGCCCGACACCTCGTACACGCGATCACGGGTTTTAAGCGTCATACCCAGCCGACGCCAAAACGCGCGGTATCCGTAATTTCCTATTAAGCCGATGGAAGTCCAATGCTCGTTAGACCAAGTGTGGCCTCCGTCGTCTGACCACCGCAGCATGACTTGGGGGTTGTAGCCGGGTGCCGCCGGATAGCTGGTTGTGGTCAGATACATCGGCGGCACAAACGCAATAGGGTAGTTAGGCACGTCGGCTATGAACTCAAACCCGTCGCCAGCCTCGGTCGTTATCTCGTCCCCGTTTTCGGTGGCGATGTCGTTTTGCGTGTATTCCGCCAATAGAAGATCGCCGTTTTCCGCGGCCAAATCTTCCGCGTCATACGCCGGGTATTGCGCTAACCCCACACCTGTTTCGCAGTCCAGTTGCAAACTATGGTGCGTCGTGCGGAGCAGCGTGTTCTGCCCGGTCGGCAGCGCCCGCCAGGACCGCAACCACCGCTGTATAGCGCCGTTGTCGGCGTACACGTCAAGGTCAAAAGCGTAAATGTTGCCGTTCTCAAAATCGCCGACGACGATTTCGTTGTTGAACGCCATCTGGCAGTTGCTGCGATGGCGCGTGAACGCGCCGTTGGACCAGCCGGCGCGCTCGTGCCAGGCTTGCGTGGCGAGGTCGTAAACCCACGTCGTATTAGCCTGCGGGAAGATCAGCACATAGAACGAATGACCGTCTTGCTGGTAGGTGTAACCGATGGCGTCAGAAATATTGCCGTATTGCTGGATGTGCCATTCAACCGCATGGGTCGAAATGCGCTGCCCGATATAGCCGTTGGCCCGGTACACCATCCCGCGCCCGCGCGCGTCAGCGCCCAGCCAGAACACGGTGTTGTCCATTTTGGCGACCGAATAGGCCGCCGTGCAGCCGAGTTCGTTTGACGCGCCTTGGATGCGCTGAAGGGGGAAATCCGCGGTGCCGGCGTCGTACCAGACTTCGGTGGAGTTGGTGCCGAACAGCCAGATTTCGCGGTTGCTGACCACAAGCGACACAAGCCCGTCAGGCGAGCCTTCGGCGCTGGCGAAGTCCAGCGGGTCAACGGCGGAGCCGTCCAACAGGCTTGTCACCCACACCTTTTGGCTGTTGGGTTCGTTGAAGACAAAGTACCCGTCGATAAATCCGACCGTGACCGCGCCCGGAAAATCCGGGTCCGTGATCTGCGAAAAGGCGTTGGTGCTGGCGTTGTAAATGTAGCTTGGCCCGTTGGCAGCCACAAACAACTGGGTGCCGTTGTCCGACATGGACACCGGTCCCGCTCCGGCTATGGTGCCAAGCGCCGTCGCAGCCCACGCGGGCGTAATTTGGTAAAGGGTGTTGCCCGACACAACATAGCTAAACCCGCCAAACTGCCATAGCCCGCGGATAGACCCGGTGCCTATCGTGGCGAGACGGCGCAAGCCTGGCGCCCGTTGGAGAAACGCTGGCTCCTTGCCGCCTTCCGGTATCAATTCTGGAAAGAGGTTGACCATGCGGCTGTCCGCAGCGTTGACGCTGCGGGCCACATAAGTCGAACCAAGGATAGGCGTTTTCATGTTTTAGGCTACCGTGCAGCCATAGTTAGAAACCACCCACCAATCAGTGTTGAGGAACCGAAGCACACACGCATTGCCGACCGAAGTAAAGGTAATTGTTGTGCCCGCGCCAAGGTTGGTAGGCGTCAAGATGCCGGTGTCGGCGCCTGCGGCTTCGGCGACATACACGATGATCTTAATTTGGCCTTCCACGCCGTCTGCCAACGTCAAAGCGTTGCCTGTGGCGGTCGAAGTAAATTTGGTGATCATCTGCGTAATGTTGACTGCGCCAGCGCCAGACAAGGCTTGCGCGGTGCCAACAGTAGGGCCGCTGAACGTCTGCGTTCCAGTAAACGTCTGCGCCGCGTCTGTGCGCGCGATTGTGGCGTTTGTGGTGGGGAACGTCATGGTTGTGGCGTCGGTCCCCGCCAGCGTAAGGCTGTGGTTGACCGCAAAAGTTTTTCCCGACCCAAGGGTAAAAGTGGCCGGGGAACCGGGTGTGGTAATGGCCACGTTATTAAGGGATGTAGCCAAAGCCGCGCCTAACGTGGGCGACACAAAGGTAGGCGTTGTCAATGTGGGGCTGGTTGCCAAGACCACATTGCCTGTGCCAGTGGCCGCCGTAGCCCCGGTGCCGCCGCGCGCTACACTAAGCGTTCCTGTTGTGCCGGCCACAATCGGAATTCCGGTGGCGTTGGCAAAAAGATTTGTAAACGTAATCTTTTTTGTGATGCTGCTTTGCACCAGCGGGTAAACGTCAGTTCCAGAAGTTGTAGTGGCTTCAGGAAGTTGCGAGATAGCTACGGTGGTCATGGGGTCACCTCAATAGTTGCCGGCGAAGATGTTGAACCTCTGACGGGTGCCGACGATGCTGTAGGGCAGCGCCATGATGTCGTCAGGGTTATTGATGCGCTTCAGATTGCGCTTGGATGTCATGGCGATGCGCTGCACCTGCGGCGAAGGTTCGACGCCAAACTCCGGCGCCATTTCACACGCCAGATTGTAGCGGAAGCATCGCAGATAGCCGGGCGGAAATGCCAGCGTGGTCGCCAGATTAGCCGGCTGCGTTAACGGCTGAACCGACACGATGTGGAACTCCAACACCTTTGTAGGCACCGGGTAGACGTACATCTCGATGTTTGGGTAGGTCATGTTGACCCACAGCACCTGGGGGTATGTGCTGGTCACGGTCTTAACCGCGATTCCGTTGTACTGCTGCTGGTTGATCAGCTTCAGCCCGTAAGAAATGCCCGACGCCGGGTCGCGGAAATAGGTTGCGTCGTCGATCAGCACCGGGCGGTCGCCCACGATGTCACCTGACGGGCCAAAGGTGCGGGAAATTGTGCCGGGCGGCCAAGTCTCAATTTGGTCTTGCGTGGAAAACACGGCCAGCCGTTCCGTGTTCCAACTGTCGATCATCTGGTTGAGCGCGTTAAGAGCGTCTTGAGAAGTCTCGGCAGACGGCGTTTCGCCTTCCGCCAATACGCCTAGAAGCCGAAGCGTTCCGTTGATCAGATCACCCGCCGTTGTCATCGCTGCCGTCCTCTTTGTCTACGCGGGGGCGGCGCCGTCGGACGGCCAGCCCGTTGACAGGTTCCTCGCCGGGCGCAGGCGCCGGCGCGGCAGGGTTATAGCGCATCCACCCAAACTCTTCATCATGTTTTGCTTCAGCGTCCATGGTGGCAACCTTGGTGCCGTGCTGCGGGTGGGACAGGTAAATGACGGCCATAAGCGCCTCAGATAAAGACAGGCGGCACAAAGACCGCCCGTCAGGTTAGGAAATCAGCGCGAGAGCCTGAAGACGGCTTTCAAGCTGGGCCACACGCGCTTGCAGGTTCGCGATAACCGACAAGACGGTGTTGCCTTCATCCTTGGTGGCAAACCCAAACGGCGTGGTGCTGGTCAGGTCTTGGATGGCGTAGTCGGGGGTGACGGGGGCAGTGGACGTGATCGACGTAAGCTGCGCCGTCAGGGCCGCGCCTTTGGCCGTGTAGATCGGGTTCTCAATGGTAGGGCCATTGAGATACGGGTCTTCGTAAGCCACCCCTACTGGTTTGGTATTTGGCATATTCGCCTCCTATAGCGGTTGGCCCCTGCCGAAGCAGGGGCCGGGTTGCTTACGCAATGCGGTAGATCGTGTACGCCGCGTCGCCGGTCTTGCGGAACCGGAAGACGCCGGACGTGTTATTGGTCTTGGTCAACGCATCCTGAATGACATCGTTCCCGACAAGCGTGTTGCCCGCGCCGGCGGTAAAGGTCACGTCGTTGGCCGCGTTGTCGCCGATGTTGACGAAAGCGCAGTCAAACGCCGAACCCACCTTCAGGCTGGGGAACGCCGCGTCGATCAGCGCGCCGGTCGGGAACACATAGGTGCCCGCGTCCGTGCCGCCGCTGTCCATCGTGCAAAGCCCCGTGGCCAGATTGGCCGCGGTAATCGTCACAGACGCGCCGGTAAGGGCGGCCGGGGTGTCAGTGTTGAAGAAACTGACTTCGCCGAGGTTGCCATCACCAATCTGATAGCCGCCGGCGCCATTGGAAAGTGCCATGATCGTGTTCTCCTGTCCTTACCCATTAACCCCAGAGCCGCACGGCCATCGGCGGGCGGATCACGCCGTAACCATACAGCACGTCAATGCGGCACGGCAGGCGGTCGTTGTTGATGTCGTACTGGCGCACAATACGCATGGAGATGCCGTTGTGAACCTGGCGCGACGCCATATCAACGCCCTGCGGCAGCAGAAGGTCAGCCGTGGCAAAGGAAATAGCGTCCTTGTGGTACACGAGGTTCTGCGGATACTGCGTGGAGGCAGAGCCGAGGAACGTGACCGTGGCGGTGGCTTGCGGGAAGCTGTCCACAGTCGCCAGCGCGTTGACCGAGGTGTAGAGCGCCGGGCTGATCTTGACCGCCGTGTAAGCGCCGGCAACCGCGGTAGCGGCTTCCGTCACCACGAACTGCTGCAAGGAGCCGGTGGACTCACGGGTCTGCGGGTTGACCGCGTACACGTTGGCGATGGTGAACACGTCGCCGACGGCAATCGTCTGAGTGCCGGTGCCGGTGATGTTGAGGGTCGCCTGGCCCTGCGTGGACACGGTGGTCGTAACCGAGTGCGCGCCGGTGCGGCTGCCCGTCGTGTGCTGCTTGATGGACTGAGACATGTTGATCTC